TTTACAAAAATAGAATCAAGAATCGCTGTCATAGAGGCAGAGGTTAAAAACATAAATAAAAAATTGGATAGATTATAATGCCAGGATATGATCACATCTATAAACCAGTCACAGATTACCGAGGTGTCAATTGGGATGCTGCTGAAACAGCGCGTGATGCAAGCTACCGTAATCCACATTCAATAGCATGGGGTGATATTCCTAGACATCATAGAGTTGATGATAGAGCAGGAATTTTAAATGCAATAAGTAATCTTGGCGCAGCAAACGTATTTGGAGCTAATCCTGATGCACACAAAACTAAAAGGTATGCTTCTACAGCAGGCATGTCAAGAGATACATTACAAACATTATATGGTAATATAATTCCACCAGCTCCTTATCTTAGAAGATATAATCAACATTTTGATCCTAGTCAAAATCTTTTTCAACGTGGTGTAAGTGCAATAGCTAATGATGTTAAAAACTCTAAAACTATGCAACTTTTAAAATTATTTTTAAAATATAAAGGAATGATATAATGCAAAAAGAAACTTTTGATAAACTTTTAGAATCAGTAAAAAAACACGAAGGGTACAGAAATAAGGTCTACCTAGATACCTTAAACAAGAGGACCGTGGGCGTCGGCCATCTATGTGTAGAAGACTTCTGGGAAGACGGGAAAGAGTATGAAGAAAAATTCTTAATGGATATACTACAAAAAGATTTACAGTCTGCAATTGACCAGGCAGATAAAAAATGTGAAGGTTTAAAGATTTCAGACGATGCAAAAATTATAATAATTGAAATGATTTTTCAGCTTGGGGGGAACGGAGTTTCCAAGTTTCGAAAAATGTGGCAGGCCCTTCAGCAA